ATGGGCAATAGGTCAGACAAAGCCTAATCCTCCGACAATTGGAACTGCTGGCGCTATTAATAATACTTCAATTTCAGTGGCATTTATCCCCCCTGTACAGAATGGCGGATCTCCTATAACAAACTACACTATTACAAGTTCTGGCGGACAAGTTGTAACTGGGGCAAGTTCTCCTATAATTGTAACCGGCTTAACTACTGGAACGAGTTATACTTTTACAGTTACGGCAACTAACGCAATAGGGACGAGCATTAGTTCAAGTCCTTCAATCGCTGCGTTAGCGCAAAATGCTAAAATATTTTCAATATCTCCAGCTGTATCTGGCAAAACTACTTGGAATCTAGCAATTGATGGCCAATTAACATTACCTTCTGCAGGTACATGGACAATTGTTCCACAAACCGCTTTTACAGCTTCCACAGAAATGTGGGGTGCAGGTGGCGGTGAAGGTTGGAATGAAGCTACTGCGACTAAACGATATGGAGGAGGTGGCGGTTATTCTTCAGCCACAGTTTCATTTGAAATAGGTGCTACTTATTATTTAATCGTAGGTGCTGGAGGACGAGGTGGCCCTGCAACAAATACTGTTTCTAGTGCATCTACAAGCTATTTAGGCGGTGCTTCTGGTGGTTCCAGAGTTCCTGATAAATTATGGGGAGGTTCTGGTGGCGGTCTTAGCGGTATTATTACTTCATCGATTACACAGGCCAATTGTATATTAATTGCAGGTGGCGGTGGCGGTGGTTCTGCTTCATATGGTGATACTGGCAGTAAAGGCGGTGCTGGTGGGGGTACTACTGCACAAGCTGGTGAAAATATAACTCTTTCAGGTGGGGGTGGAACACAAGTTAGCGGTGGAACAGCTGGTTCTAGTAGTGGTGCGGATATTACATCACCGGCAGCTGGTATTGCCTTACAAGGCGGTATAGGCGGTAGTGCATCTGCAACTACTGGCGGTGGCGGTGGCGGAGGTGGTTATTTCGGTGGCGGTGGCGGTGCTGTTAATGGTGGTAATTCTGGTGGTGCAGGTGGCGGCGGTAGCGGATTTATAAATACTGTTTACGCATCCAATGGCACTTTATTAACTGGTGCACGCGAACAACCTGGAAATGCTGCTAGTATTAACAGAGGGACTGCTGGAATGGGGGGTGCTGGCCAAGGTGCTGGCGGAACTGGCTCTGCATCAGGCAATCCTGGAAAAATAATAATAGCTTCTTAATTTATGAGGATAACACATGTCTAAAAGCTTATCCTCGATTTTACGGGGAACAAATTATGGTACACTACCAATATCTGCGGGTGGTACAGGCGGTAATACAGCGGCTACAGCATTAACAGCTTTAGGGGCACAAGCTATATTACCTGCAGCTAATGGTAGCGCAAATGGTTACTTAACATCTACTGACTGGACTACGTTTAATTCTAAACTAAGTTCATATACGTTGCCAACCGCTGGTGCATCTACATTAGGTGGTATTAAAGTCGGCACTGGATTAACTATTGATGTTAATGGCATACTCACAACTACTAATAGCGGCACAGTAACTTCAGTAGCAGGCACTGCACCTATAGCTTCAAGTGGAGGTGCAACACCTACTATCAGCATAGCCGCTGCCACTACATCCGCAAGTGGTTATCTGACATCTACAGATTGGAATACGTTTAACTCTAAGCAAGCTGCTCTAGTATCTGCAACTAATATTAAAACTGTCAATGGCACTACATTACTAGGTTCTGGTGATTTAGTTATTAGTGGTGGAGCAAGTGCCACTAAAACAATTGCAAATAAAACAGCTGCTTATACAGTTATAGCTGGGGACTTAGGGAAAATAATCAATTGTACTAGTGGTACGTTTACTATTAGTTTAACTGCTGCGGCTACATTAGGTGCAGGGTTTACTTGTACTATTTGGAATACTTCCAATATTGCAACGGATGCAATTACGATTGACCCAAATTTAACTGAAACGATTGATGGTATAAGCACGCTTATATTAAGACGTGGTGAAGGTCTTGATATTGTTTGTGATGGAACAAATTGGGAAATAGATAATAAGAAACCAATGCGGTTATATGCCGAAAATTATGATAAAACATTAAACCGCCCTATTGTTACTGGTGGGCATGCTGTTGCAATTGGTGGAAATGCTACTGCGTCTGGTGGTATGGCTGTTGCATTGTCATATGGCTCATCCGCTTCTGGTAGTCAATCAATGGCTATTGGCTTTCAAACAAACGCTAATTCAGGGTATTCAACTGCAATCGGAGTAAATTCAGGGGGTAATGGCTCATATGCTCAAACAGGCGCAGGAGCAATGTCACTAGGTGGTTCTTATGCATCCGGGACTAATAGTTTCGCTGCTGGTGTTGCTGGTAATACGAATACGTATGGTGCGCAAGGTTTGCAAAGTATCGCTATGGGATACCTTGCTAAAGCAAATAATAATGATTCTGTAGCGATAGGTAACAATACAGTTGCGACAGGTGACGGGGGTTTTGCGATAGGTAAAGCAGCAAATGCTACTGGTGCAGGTTCGTACGCTGGGTCGTACGCAACAGCGTCAGGTTCATATTCTATTGCATTCTGCGGATTAGCATCATCAAATTATTCTGTTGCAATTGGGTACAATTCGAGCGGTACAAAAGCTACAGCTTCAACTGGCTCTGGCGCAATGGCACTAGGTGGCTCTTATGCTTCTGGCACAGATAGCTTTGCTGCTGCTATTGCGAATAATACGAGTTCGTATGGGGCAAAAGCTAATAATTCTATTGCGATAGGTAAAAATGCCGCAACCAATGGTTTTAATTCAATATCAATAGGTAATGCTGCACTTAATAATGGTTCAAATGGTATAGCTATTGGAACTAGTTGTACTACATCTAATGGAGGTGTGTCAATTGGTACTAGCAATAATGCCGTTGCAGATAAAACATTCGCCATTGGATACTATTCACAAACAAATCAGTATGGTAAGTACGCATATGCTTCTGGGCAACTTGCAGCAAATGGTGACGCACAATCTGGTAAAATGGTACTTCGAGGAGCAACTGACAATACCACACCAACTGTAATAACATCAGATGGGGCGGTGGCCGGAGCAACAAATCAAGTTGTATTACCGAATCAAGGTGTATTTACGTTTTCTATTTTAGTTACTGCGGTTAGAACTGTTGGAGAAGCCGCTGGATGGAAATTTGAAGGTGTAATATTACGAACAGGCGCAGCTTCAGGTACACAGCTACTTAGTGCAGCTAAGACTACTTTAGCTAAGACAACACCCTCTTGGGAATGTAATGTTACAGCAGATACAACAAATGGTGCATTAGCCGTAACAGTTACAGGAGCTGCAGTAGGAACAAAATGGGTAGCAGTGGTTGACACAGCGGAAGTAATAGGTTACTAATTTAAAAGGAAACAAAATGGCAATTCAATTAGATTTACAAACAAGCAATTACGGAGTTCCTTTTTCAGGTGCTTACTTCCGTATTGTTACATCATCCATTGGTCGTGAACGCGGTGCGACATTCTCAGTTATGATTGATGTTGTGGGATATGCTTCACGTCCGCTTAATGAAGATACTCGTGATGTCGATTTTAGACGTTATCATGTACCATTATTAGAAATTGAAGCCCAAAACGGTACAGCGTTTCTTGAGAAATCTTATAACTGGGTAGTTCAACAACCTGACATGGCAGGTGCCGTAGGGGTATAATATGGCTATTAATGTCAATCATGTAACTAATATAATAACAGCTGATTCTGGCATTGTAGCAATGTCATCAAATTTTGGATATAAAAATAGACTTATTAATGGTCAATTTAATATAAGCCAACGTGGTATTGCTGCACAAACTATAACGGCTGGGGTAACTGTCCCAACAGTATCAACTGGTTATCAATTGGATAGATGGTTTGGTTATAGCACAGGCGCTAACGTCACAATACAACCTGTTGCTGTTAGTGGTACGATTACTGCGCAAATAACTGGGGCAGCTAGTGTAGCAACTGTAGGCCTAGGACAAAGAATTGAAGCATTGAATTCACAAGACCTTGCTGGTAAATATGTGACATTGTCGTTCATGGCGCGTAACTCATTATTAACAACAATGAATGTTGCCATCTCTTATGCAAATACATCAGATATATTTGGACCGATTGGTACTCCAACCAAGACAGCTGTTACAAATCAAAATTTCAATATTACATCTACACTAACTAATTACTCAATGACATTTTTGATGCCAGCTGCAGCAACAACTGGTATAGAAATCTTATTTACTGTTGGTGCGCAAACAAGCGGTACATGGAATCTTGCGACAGCTCAGCTTGAACAAGGTAATGCTGCAACGGCTTTTGATTATAGACCTATTGGAAAAGAGTTATCACTTTGTCAACGATACCTAGAAGTAATAGCATCAACTGTATTCAGATGGTCTGGTTATAATCCAACAGCAGCCGCTGCAAATAATTATGGCATTATACCAATGCAGGCTATTAAACGAATAAGTCCATCGACTGTAATGTCATTTAGTGCGACTAATATAAGTGCTGTAAATTTAACTGGTAGTACTACTTCTTTAGCTTTTAGTGCAACAAATACAGCTGCTGGTTTTTGGCTATTTTATAATTCAGTCGCTGCAACAATAAATGCGGAGCTTTAAGTGTATAAATTAATAGATGATCGATCGGTTCTCAGAACAATAGATAATGCAGTGATTCCTTTAGATGAAAATAATTCTGACTATACTCAGTATTTAGAATGGCTAGCTAATGGCAATATTGCTGAGGTTATTGGAGGCATACCTGTACAGGAAGCGCCTGCCAATTTAATTATATAACAGGGACTACTCCCTATTCCCTCGCTAAGTAGGTTACTTAGCAAACCAACCTAGGAGTTTACAATGTACGCAAATATTTTAGAAGATATTATTGAAGAAGTCGTTGATCTTGTGGTGCCCGACGATGTGGTTGAAGAAGTTGTTGAAACAATCGTAGAGGAACTATTATGAAAAACAGTTTAGACAAAGCATTTAAAGACGCAGGAAAAGCTATTAATCACACTGTACACGAAGCAGCAGATGTTGCAGAAAAAGTTGTGACTAACCCTGATGTACAAGACGTGGCAAAAGAAGTTGCTATTGGCGTTGCTGTTGCAGCTATTACAGCGGCTTAATTATGGAACTTAGCGATAAAGGCGCAGAAGACTTAAAAGGTTCTGAAGGGTTTAGATCGCAACCGTATCCAGATGGTGAGGGCGTCCCTACTATTGGCTTTGGCAGTACCTTCTATGAAGATGGTACCAAAGTTACTATGAAAGACGCTCCCATTACTAAGGAACGAGCGTTACAGCTTTTCAAGGTTACCCTTAAGCAATACGTAAGCGCAGTAGACAAGTCTGTTACTGTATCCTTAACCCAAAACGAATTCGATGCATTGGTCGAATTAACATATAATATTGGTGGCCCTGCTTTCAAAGGCTCTACACTATTACGTTTATTAAATGCAGGCGCACCGAAAGAACAAGTGGCTGCTCAATTCCTTAGATGGAATAAAGATAACGGTAAGGTAGTTGTCGGCTTGACCAATAGACGCAAACGTGAATCAAACAAATTTTTAGGACTTACAAAATGAGTGAATTAATTGAACCAAAAGCAGTACCAGTTGCTAAAGTCAACACTGTTGAGATTGCACCATTCTATTGTCAAACACCTTCTGATTGGGACTTAGCAATAAGTGCAGATGGCGTAGTAACAGCGCATAGCCCTGTTTCTGGAGAAACCTTTGAGGGAACAATGGATGAGTTTAACAAAGCTATGAGAGGCTAAGATGACAGGCACCGTTAAAACAGTAGCAGATCCTTGTCAGACATACATTCATTTTATATCTTCGTGGGCTAAAAGTCGTGCTGTTTGTAATGGTGAACGCGCAGTCAAAGAATTAGATGGACATTTAGATTTGATTCGGATGTCTAATCTTTTAATACCTTTTTCTCCTTCAATGAGTGGTGCTCAGTACGATTTCTATAAAGCAGAAGCAGAGCTGCCCGGCATTACTGCACAATTTGCAAAAATGTTAGTAGGCGGTATGTTAAGAAAACCACCTATTGTAGAGTTACCAGAAAATGCTCCAGAAGATGCATTAGATTGGATAACAAATAACATAGGCAGAGATGACTCTACTTTAGTGGCTTTCTTAGATGATATTTTGTGGGAAGAAGTACAAACGTCACGTGCTTGGGTTTTCATTGATTATCCCCGTGTTTCTAATTCAGATCTTCTTGATAAAGAAACCAAAGAGCAAATAAAGCCTTACCCTATTTTACAGAAAGCTGAAACAATTATAAATTGGTCTACACGTACAAATATGTTTGGCAAAACAGTATTAAACAGGGTTATTGTAAAAGGATATATGGATGACTATACTACAAATGAATTCCATGCAATTCGGGTACCTGCAGTTTGGGTGCATGAGCTAGATGAGAGTGATGAGTATAGAATTCGTATTTATCAAGGCACAATTGCAGATAATGGTGATCAAACCCTAAAGCCAGGTGACGCTGCAAACAAGAATGACAGGTTGCTTCCAGCAGGAGGATTTCAGCTTATAGAAGTAATTGATAATATTTTGGCAAATGGCGAAAAACTAAATCACATACCTGCGTGGCCTTTAAATGGAAACATTACACCAGTTACTCCATTGCTTTCTCCAATCGTTGATAAAGAAATTAGCTTATATAATAAAATTAGTAGAAGGAATCATCTATTGTATGGTGCTTCTACCTACACTCCTGTTATTGCTTCTGATATGCCTGATGAAGAGTTTGATGATATTGTACAAGCAGGCTTAGGCTCTTGGATACGGTTAAGACAAGGCGATACTGCAACTGTACTAGAAACACCTACAGCCGCACTATCCGACATGCAAGCTGCAATTTTATCTACAATGGATGAAATGGCTAAGCTTGGCATTAGAATGCTAACAACAGAAAATGAACAATCTGGTATTGCATTAGAATTGCGTAATGCATCTCAGACAGCACAGCTTGCTGTTCTTAGTACCAAAATATCTAATACAATGAAACAAGCAATATGTTTAATGCTAAACTGGCGGTATAATATAGACTGCAAGGCTTGTGATATCAAGTTTGAACTATCTGCAGACTTTGATCCAGTACCATTAGGTGCTGAGTGGTTAAACTTAATTACACAATGGTATCAATCAGGCTTGTTGCCTAGACCAGTGTGGTTACAAATGCTTAAAGCAAATGATATACTTAATGCTGAGTATGATGATGAAGAAGCTATGGGACAAATTAATCAAGATGAGCTGATTATCCCAGCCTCTACAAAATACAATGATCAATATTCAATGCAATTAGAAGCTGCTAAACAGGGGCAGAAAGCTAAACCAATTAAAGAATAGAGGTATTTACCGTGGCCATTAATGCTAATACACAAATTTATGATAAAACACTAGATCGCGCAGCAATGCTACGACTACATGAGAGAAGGGTAGTTGGTAAGGTTGATGTAATCATTGATGGCCATATCCTTCGTCTGGACAAATTAATAAAAGCTTTTGAGGGTATGAATCCTTTTAAAGCTGCATTAGATAAAGAGTTGCATAGAACGTATTCACAAATTAACAACTCAGTAGAGAAGGATTTACTGTCTTTGACTACAGATCAACTCTCTTTTGCTTACCAAAAAGTAGAAGTAGCAATGGGGCATATATGGCGTACTGAACGGCCTAAAGTTCGTGTTGCTGAAGAAATTGCGCTTGCTAATCCGCTCTATAAAAATCAAACAATGGAACAAGGGTGGCAAGGTATTTCTAAAAATGAGAAGATTAGAATTGAAGCTGTAATTCGAAAAGGAATTGCAGATGGTAATACTATTGATGAAATAGCATTAGCAGTACGTACAGGAAATGTTCACAATATAACTAGAAACCAAGCAAAAGGCTTAGTCATTACTGCAGTTACTTCTGTAACAAATCAGGCTGACCACGCAATATATAAAGCTAATGCAAAAGCACTATTAGGTTGGGAATACGTTGCGGTACTTGATGCTCGTACTACACCTTTGTGTGCAGGAAGAGATGGCCATATTTATGAGATAGGAGATGTTGTACACTTGCCTCCAGCTCATTGGCATTGCCGTTCTACAACAACACCTGTATTTAAATCATGGGATGATATTTCTAAATTAGAAAGTGTTGCTCAAATACGTAAGCGAAACTTAGCAGGACTTACGGATAAACAAAAGGCTTTCTATGATGGCAATACTCCACTAAAAGAAAGCTATAACGACTGGCTGCTAAGACAACCACAAGATGTTCAACTAAGACACTTAGGTGATTATAAGAAAGTAGGTATGTTTAATTCTCAACAACTTACTTTAGACAAATTTACTAATGATGAAGGCAATACAATAGGTATCAAAGAGTTACGTAAGATGACAGATTCTACTTATGTACTTCCTAATGATACCCAGAAGTTTGCCAATGCTAAGGCTAAGTTAGATGCAATGCAATTGCCGATAATGACACCTGAAGATTTATTTGATAATAAAGAATTAGTAAAAACATTAAGAGATTATTATTTATTACAAGCTGGAGAATTAGATGGTACTCTATCACTCACAAACTATCGCGGTGCCCTCATACACACCAAGAAAGCTACCAAATCACGAGTGCTAAACAATCTCCCGACTGAAGATCAAACAGTCTTTAATCCAGTTACAGGCCGTTACGAAGACACAAGGCTATACCAGCCTAACGTACAAGTACTAAATAATAACCTTAGACTATTACGCGAAAGTCCAACATTAAAACAGGCAGATAAGGATTTTATCGAAAATTTTGTTGGTAGCCTTGATGAAAAGATGGGTGCAAATGAGAGAGCTGTAGTAGCAGATAATCTCCGTATTATCTTTACTAGGTTTAGAAATAATGGCGAGCAGTGGAATAATTTTAAAGCTGTTGTTCAGGGCCAAATTAAGTTTGATGTAATGAATGTATCTGATTCATTAGAAACACAACTACGTGCTGATATTGATGTACTTAAAAAGCTTAAGCAAGATAATTACATTGATCCTATCTTAGGCCCTACTCAGTTACAAGACTTGCATGATAACTTTATCAGCAATATACGTGCTAAGAATAACTGGGAAGATTCCACTGCGCCTAAAATAGCCAGAGAATTGCGCAATACCTTTGACTATAAAATACCGCTTAAACTTAAGTTGTTGCCAAATGGTAAGCCACGTATCAGCGAAGAAGCTTTAACACAATTTTATTTGAAATTTGCTCATAGGCTGAGTCTTGCTGATATGCCTGATAGAGATCAATTTGCTGTAGCACTTGGCAGAGATTTATACAATCTTGCCAATTTAAATGGTAATAGACGTGAATGGTACAGCACAGGTATGGCATTATTAGAAGCAAAGAATGTAAAGAAATTCTTCGAAGTAGAAACCTTTGGTGTACAAAAACGAAGAATGAAAAGTAGATTGAGTAACAGTTTGTTTGGGCCTTATTATGACACTCTGTCATATAACATACGTGTGACTGATCCTCGTGTACAAGAGTATGCACAGCTCACAAGGAAAGTGGATGTCGGCCTGCGTGTTGGCGTTACAACGGATAAGAACAAGTTAATATTCCGCGAGGGCTATAAGACTTATTTTATTGACAGAGGTCTCCTAGGTTTAGAAGATACACGTATACCTATTACATCTACAAATAGTTTTGGTGATTTTCCTGAGAAGTTTGTTGATAAGAATTTGGCAGATGCTTTAAACTGGGCATCTAAGTCTAAATACAAAATTGACGAAGACTTCTATGATTTCACTCAGAAATTATTGTACTTCGAAGACGACAGAGGTAATGCCAAAAAGTACAACGAATTGAATGAATACAAACATTACATATCTTCAAGAGGAGATGCTTATGAAAGATTCAAATCAATGGAATGGCTACGGACTCGAAAATATTCTTTTAGTAACCATGCTTTTGTTGACCATCGTGCTCGTATATATGATCGCGGACTCATTAGTCCTCAGTCAGGAGAATCCTTCAGACCGTTCCTTAATACAGAACAATCAAAAGTGCTTGGTGAGGCTGGATACAGAAACTTTAGAGACCAAATAGGTGCATTCATGGGCGGTCTTAACGATACCTTTGAAGGACGATATAATTCATTATCCTTTACTGGTAGGCAAAAGATTGCTGATAAGCTATGGCCTGATATGGTAGAGATTGGTAATAAGATGTTACGTGCAAAGCCTGCTGACATTCGCGCTATATTAGAATCAGAAATGGTACAATTAGTAGATGGCGAAGAGCTAGGCAAGTTCTTTAGGTTTGCTATGGAGTCAGCTAAGATAGATAATTATCTAAATGAAAAACCACTAGCTGTTATTGTAAAAGGTAACCCTAAGTTTATAAAAGGTAATCCGTTAGCTGATAAGTTTTATAACGACATAAAAGCTAAGTTAGAAAATAACGGTTATCGAGTTGAATTTGACATTGGCGCAGATTTTACTGAACCTGATCAAAATGCAGCATTAGTAGTTGGGCATTCGAGAGGTGTAGATAGATTGAAATATGCAGCTAAAACATCTAAAACATTTGAAATAAAAACTAAATCAGATGTTGGAAGTAGTCCTTTGCATTACACTTTGTCTGAGTCAGATTTGAAAAATTTAGCTTCAACTAATAGAATGAACTCCTATAAAACTGCATTAGCGCTTGAACAAGATGCTTCATCTTCTGGTGCTCAAATTATTGCATTAACAACAAAGAACAAACAGTTAGCTGAATTATCTAATGTTGTACCTACAAATCAAAAGCGTAGGCTATATGATGAAATTGCTGCTGCCACTTATAATGATCCTCGTTTTAAAGTATTAAACGAGAAGTTAGGGTTAAATGAAAAAGATTTACGAAAAGCTGCGAAAGCTCAGAACATGGTTACGTTTTATGGTGCTGGTGAACGAACTGGCATCCTTAATGTGGAAGGTAAATTATCAAAAGTCTTGGACAAGCAGGGTAACACGTTGGTCGTTAAAGCGTCTGATCGTGATAAGGTACTTAATGAGATTTCTGCAAGAGCAGCAAGATACGAACGTTTCGATCCTGAAACAGCTGAACAGCTCAAACAGCTCAGAGCAAATGTACGCGATATCTTTAATAAAGGCCAAGATCCTGGGGACGATATTATGGAAGCGCTCTACTTCCTCGATCCAGAGACTAGGCAGTTAGTTGAAAAGATGTCTCATCAATATGATAGAGTTGTAACACCAGCAGACTTTGCTGCTATTGCAAAACTAATGTCTGAACATCTAAGTGAACAAGTGCCTATTTTAAAAGACTTTACTAAGTTCTTTGGCAGGCTTGCCGAAGATTTCTTAGTTAATTCTAAGCCTTCTGAAGCAGCTCTTGACTGGAAATCTATTGGCCGTACAGCTGCCCTAAGACCTTATCAGAGAGGTTATGTACTTCCTGATCGTATTAGCGAGATATTAGGTTTAAAGGCAGGAGAAGCAGTAACTGAAAAGTTCTTAAAAAGGTTTAATGGCTGGAAACCAGACGGCTCTTTAGCTGATATTATCTATGGTGTAAAAGGCCCTGATGATAGACGTACTGGCTTTAAAGTACTTAAAATTGAACCTGTAGATAAGATTGAAATATCTAAGGGTATAGAAATCTTTTATGCTAACAAGCTTCCTAAGTCTTGGACAAATGTACCTTGGGTTAATTTTGATGGTAAAATCATTGAACAGAACTTTACTCAAACATTTGAAGAGAGATTGTCTTATAAAGACAGGGATGGTAATTGGGTAAACAATATCTTGCAAATACCTCAAAAGACAGAAGCAACTTGGTGGGAACAGTTTGTAAATGCTGATGGTAAGATTAACGATATAGCTGATGCAGGAAAGGCACGTACTGCTTTTGCCGTTAATGGTAACCATTCAAATGACGCTACATTGGTTAAGAACTTTCACCTATGGGGCAAACAAAATGGCATTGCAACTAGTACTATTCATGACGCGTTCTTTGCTAATGCTGCAGATATGCTAAATGCTCGTGATGGTATTCGTAAATTATACGCAAAAACATTGGATGCTAATCCAGTGTTAGCTACACTAAATGAGATGAAGGCTCGTGGATTGCCTAAAGAGCTTTATGATCAATACCTTCAAGAAGCCATAGACAAAGGACTAATACCTGTAGAAGGTGTTTCTATTGTTGGTGGTAAACGCTTGAAGAAATCTGATATCCTTACTAAAGAGGATATTTTATCAACAATACCCGATCCTACTAAATTTGAAAATGATTGGGGTTTTTATGGAATTGGATAACAATGAATATTGAACAAGAAATCGTAGCAAAAGGCTTAACAGCACCACGTATTACACCTGCAGATATTGAAAGTAATATTAAGAGTGTACATTACTTTACAGCTTACGATGGTCGTTTAGGTGCAATTGCATCAAATACTTACGTAGCCCAAGAATCGCCTGAAGAAGATAATTTAGACTTAATCCCATTAGCCTTATTAACTTTTTGCGTAGTAGTATTACGTAACGGGTTTACTGTAACAGGTGAATCTGCTTGTGCATCTCCTGAAAACTTTGACGCTGAGATTGGGCGTAAGGTTGCAAAAGAAAACGCTATTAGTAAAGTATGGCCTCTAATGGGCTATGAATTAAAATGCAAATTAACAGGCGGATAGTATGTCAGCTGAGATTAAAAAGTGTAACTGCAAACATGCAGCACAAGATAAGCTGTATGGCACTGGAATGCGTGTTATGAACGCAACCCAGAAGAAAGAATTTCGTTGTACTATATGTGGAGCAACACACAAATGAGATTTAGTCACGCATTAGATATGATTATTGCTGGTCAAAAGCTAGCACGTGAAGGCTGGAATGGAAAAGACATGTACGTTAAGTTAGTAAAAGCACATGATTTTGAATTTTCAGAACTATGCCCACACTTTGTCATTAAGAACGTTAGAAATTCTTTTGACACATGGGTACCGTCTGTAGCAGATTTGTTAGCAGATGATTGGGTACTAGTTTAGGTACACAAAAGGAGGCAGACCCCGTTAAATTAACCCTTCCCTGCCTCCCCCTATATTCATTATATATAGTATTATCTCTTATTATAATATCTATTATACTAAGTAATATACTATATAATCATTATAGAACCCCGTTAAATTAACCCTAAATATAAAATTTAGTGATTCCAACATTATAGATTGTATCTATAATATATAAAGAGTTGTACTCAAAGGAAATAAACAAATGTCTACCGAAACTGATGAAACACAAACACAAGAAACTAATACTCCTGCTCCGGATAATATTACTCCCACTCCTCCTGTGGATGACGTGGACAGCAAGATCCAAGAAGCTCTTAAGCCAATCAAGACAAAACTTGACAGTGCGTACAAAGAGCGTGACGAGGCTTTAAGAAAAGCTGCAGAGTATGAACAGAAAGAAAAAGAAGCTAATATAGCACGTCTACAAGAAGAAGGGAAACACAAAGAAGCCTTTGAACTTCAGTTAGCAGAGACCCAAGCTAAATTGGAAGCTGTAACAAAGCGTAACGTAGAGCTTGCTCGTGATGCAGAAATCAAAACTGTACTAGCAAACTATGCGCTTAGAAGTGACAAAGCTCGCGATATGGCCTATATGGATATTGCCAGTCAACTTATTCAAAATGAGAATGGTGTCTGGGTTCACAAGAGTGGTGCCGATCTTAGAACGTTTGTAAAACAATTCTCTGAACATGACGATAATTCTTTCTTGTTTAAAGCCAAACCATCATCAGGCGGCGGTACTACACCATCTGGAACAAATAATCTTCCTGATAACTCGCCTAAATCAATCTTTGCGATGTCTCAGGAAGAGGTACTCAAACTCGCGGCAGAAGGAAAGCTTCGCCGTTAATATTAAGGAAATAAAATGGCAGCAAATAGCGTTACCTATACCAGCGGAACAGCTGGTAATAATAACAACTATGTATTACAAGAAGCAATCGGCGCATACAGCGATGAAGCTTATACTAATGCTCGTAAGTTATCTGGTACTGGAATTACCTCTAGCAACCCACAAATTGACACTAACACAGAAACCTTTATTGGTCAAATGCGTTGGTTGAAACCTTTAAACCCTAAAATCAACATTGCATCATTAACAGATGCTGCTGATGGCGAGAAAACTAACTATACATCTGACTTCAGTACTTACATTAAAACTGTACGTACACACGGTGCTGAAAAAGTCAATATGACTGAAGTAGTTACTCGTCAAGATGGTTTAGCTAAAATTGGTCGTGACTTTGGTGAAACTCGTGCTAAAGACGAACATGATGCTATTCTTTCTGTACTTAAAGGTGTAGCTATCTCTGAAGCATTAGTTGGTACAGCTGGCGCTGGTGGTCAATCATGGTCAAACGATCCTGCTGACGCAACTTATGGCTTTTATGTAGATATCGGTTCAGCTACTGCTGGTGCAGGCAAAATCGTTTCTGGAAACGGTAAAGATAGAGACAACGTTCTTAACTATGCGTACCAAGGTGCTTCAAGAGCAGAAGGCTTGTTAGATGCATTTGGCAAAGCTTTCAAAGACTATGAACCAGATTGGGCATACTTAGCTGTATCTCCAGAAGTTTTAGCTTCTTTCCGTTCAGCTAACTTTGTTGATGAAACAACTGTAACCGAAGGTAATATTAACTTCCAAACAATTTTCAACGGTAAATTCCGCTTGATTGTAACACGGGCTAACCAATCTTTAAGTGCATCTGATCTTGCTGTACTTAATGCAGGTGCTGGTGTTGATATTGTTGGTACTAAAACTTCATTCATCATTTTACCAGGTGCTATTGCAATGGAAACATTAGCAGTGCCTGATTCAACTGAAGTATACCGTGACGCTAACAAATACAAAGGTGGTGGTGTTACTTCTGTCTGGTCACGTTGGGGTTATGTACTAGCTCCTGCTGGTTATGATTGGAATGGTATTTCAACTGCATTCCCTTCAGATGCTGATTACGCTTCATACCGCAGTACTTCTGGCGGTAATACAACTTCAGTAGTTGCTGCTGCAGGAACACAAGCTGCTCTTATCTCTAACCGTGCAAACGTTAAAGGTACTTGGACACGTAAAACAGCTTCTGCACTTTCATTGGGTATTTTACCAGTATTCCATTCTTAAGGAGTAGGTTATGGCACTCGTTAAAGGTGTTAATTCATATGCTGATTTGACAGAGGCCGATACTTATTTTGAAAACAAGCTAGATGTTGCTGCTTGGACCGATGCAGCTGAAGTTCAAAAAGAACAAGCTCTTTGCACTGCAACATCGATACTTGATGAGATGGTTTGGATTGGGATAATTTCTAGCGAAACACAAGACTTAGCCTTTCCTCGTAAAGAAGCTGAATACTTTGATCCGAAACTAGGCACTATGAAGTCTTTAAATAGTATAGAGGTTCCTGGTAGAATTGTCAATGCTACGTATGAACTTGCTTATCATTTATTAAATAATGATGGCCTCTATGACGATACAGGTATGGTTAAAAACTTGGAGCTAGGTGACATTGTATTGGAGACAGTAATGCCTGCCAACAAAACACCAAGAATAGTAAAGAGTTATATTAAGCCTTTATTGTCTAATAGTGGCGCAAGAACATGGTGGAGGGCTAACTAATGGCCTATAAAGGACTTATTGGTAGTCAGCTGAATATGGCTTTTAATATGGCCAAGGACTTAGCGGTTCTTGTAACCTTTCAGAAGGCTGCAAAAGAATTTGATTTTAGTACTGGTACTGTGGACACTGGTGTAATAACCAGTATCCCCGTAAAGGTCATTCCATTAAAAACTAAAAAGACAAAAGATTCAGAATCCTTACAAATTCTATTAAAGAATAAGGATGTCGGTGATTTGTCTTTATTTTCTACTGTTGTGAATAACGGGGTGGAATGGACTATTGGTACTATAATCATCTCAAATACATACACTAGCGTACTAGAGCTTACGAGGACATTATAATGGGAAAATTCGTAAGTCTTGAACAGGATGTCTTTAGTGTATTTGCTTCTCCTGAGTGGGTAGCAGAAGATATAAAAACATTCCCGACAAATTATATAGCTGTGAGCAGTGGCAAAGAATTTATTCGCGTCTCTGTGATACCCAGTGGAAACGGTTTAAACCGTAACTCTACAAAAGGTATTCTCATAATTGATATTTTTATACCTGCCGGAGAGGGTACAAGACGTGCCTTCGAGATAGCAGACGCACTTGATTCTCATCTAGTGAATAAGTCTATAAAACATCTAACGGATACAGCTCAAACTCAATTTGGGTTTAGTTCAATTAGTCCTAACGGTGTTGATAAGGACACGCCTTCACTATATAGAGTCACTTACTCTATCACATTTAATTATTTTTGTAAGGAATAACAATGGCACACATTTCTAGCTTAACCGCTGCAATGTTCTCTGATTTATCAGTAAATATAACACCAAGCTCAGACTCAGCATGGAACGCGCTTACTACAGAAGCAAACTATAACGGCAAATTTGCTGGTACTACTGATAACATCGGCGTATCTATTTCACATTTGAAAGAGTTTCCTGCTTTAGGTACTCCTGCAAACATTACTAAAGTACCTGAGTACGGTTCTAAAACTTCTAAACAAGTACAAGGCCAAGCTGATCTTCCAAATATGGAAATCACACTCAACTACATTCCTACCTTATGGAAAGGAAATGAGCTTTATAATGAAACTACTAACACTGCAACAGGTGTTAAAGTGGGTGACGGTAAGCTTTATATCTTCCGTTTTGCTTTATTAGGCACAGAGGCTGCATCTAACCCGACTTCTGCTAACCTAGCTACCGTTGAGAACTCTTGCTTTTACTTCTTAGGTAAAATGGAAGCATTGGAAGTAACTTCAAGTTTAACTGAAGCTATGACTGCTAAGCTAACAATTTCAGTACAATCTGAAATTAAAGGCGCATTCACTAACGGCTAAGGAGGCCTTATGGCAACAGCAAAAGGTCACATTTCTAGCTTAACAGCGGTAATGTTCTCAGACTTGTCAATGACTAATTACCCTGTCAGTAACTCAGACTGGGACAGTGCATTTAGTAATCCGCTTACCGTTGAAGATAAGCTTGGTAAATTATTTGACAATAAATCAAGATTAGTAACTATTGATGCTGATACTATTCCTGGTGGCGTATCTTTCGCAGATTTGATTGATACTACTAATGATGTATCACCAGGGTCTGCTGCTAGCTCTGCAGAGTTTGTTCGTATTACTCACTTAAAAGAATTCCCTGCTTTAGGTACACCTGCGAATATCACAAAGGTTCCTGAATACGGTTCTAAAACTTCTAAGCAAGTACAAGGACAAGCCGATCTTCCAAATATGGAAATCACTTTAAACTATATTCCTAGTTTATGGGCAGATGCATATGTGTATGATGAAGAGGGTAGACGTCGTCAGCCAAGAGTTGGTGATGGGAAGACTTATGTATTCCGCTTTACTTTATTAGGCACAGAGCCTTCAGGCTTTACAACAACTGAATTGCGTGATAGCGAGCATTCATGTTTCTATTTCTTAGGTAAAATTGAAGCTATTGAAGTAACTTCAAGCTTAACCGAAGCAATGACAGCAAAGCTTACTATCTCGGTTCAATCAGAAATTAAAGGTGCTTATACAGCAGCTTAGTTTAATTGTGGAGGGTTTCGGCCCTCCATTTCTTTTCGAGACAACAATGGCTAAAATTAAACCATTCAGTATTGACTATGTTGTCGGTATTACCGTTAAACATATGCTGAAAAGTATAGACGTCAGTATTAATAAAACATTCCAACGTACGAAAGATGGTTCACTTTCAGCTGAAAAATCAGCGGAAGCGTTTGAAGCATTATCCGTATTACATCAAATGAGAGCGCAACTAAATGAACGCCCAAACAATCAAGGTAACTAATATGTCAGAAGCAAAAGGTATTAAAGGTCTAGTCGGCCAAAAAATGAACAAATCTACTAAATTTTTAGGTAGTGATGTTAAAATTTCGAAACTAACAGTAGCAGAAGTTGTAGAAATCCAAAAGCGTGCTCAAGATATTGAAAAAGATGAGACTGCTGGTTTGGAAGTTTTGAAACTAGTAATTCGTTCTGCTGTAGAAGGCGGTGACGAATTAACCGATGATGATTTTGATAACTTTCCAATGGATGAATTATCTAGACTTTCAAATGATATTATGAAATTCTCAGGTATGGGTCAAGATCAGGGAAAGTCGTCTTAAGTGACGAAGAGCTTCCTATTTTTGAAATAGCGTATCAGCTTAAAATGCCTGTTAGCAAGTTATATGAAGATATGACTTATGAAGAGCTTTTAGGCTGGTTTAACTATTTTGAAAGGCGGCCTGTAGAGTGGAGAGCAGATGATCGTGCTTCCAAACTTTTACAGGCACAGGGTGTTAATCAAAAGCCTTGGCAGCTATTTACTTCATTAGAGCCTATTTATAATCCGCCCTCCAAGGCTAATTCGGATGGTAGTTTTGATACCAGCAGCTTTAAGCGTTCTGGATTCTTCCAGAAACTTGCAACTGCCACAGGCGGGGAGTCTGTTCTTAAATGAATATGAAAATTGATTTAAATTTAATGTCAGAGTTTAAACAAAAGTCTGAAATTATCAAAAACAAAGAAGCTAAGAGATTAGTGGAAGAGTTACGTGCAGCAACACCTATAGATACGGGTAGAGCTAGAGCAGGTTGGAAATATGAAGACGGTCAGATAAGCAATGATGTTGAATACATTGATAGACTCAATGCAGGGAGCAGTACACAAGCGCCCACGCATTTTATAGAAAGAACTCTGCTTGCAAATGAAAATGTAAGCCCTAATGGTGTAATTGTTACACCTAAATAATACTACCCCCTTATTCTTAAGTAAGGGGGTTTTTAATGGAGAATTTAAATGTCAGGTATAGTAATTGAAGTCGATGCTAATACCCGAAAAGCACAGAGAAATCTAGAGGAAGTAAATACTACGGTTAAGTCAATTTCACAAAGTGTGAATTCAATGGCCGATGGCTTCAAAAGTGCTTTTATAGCAATTGGAACCACCTTTGCAGCAGATCAGCTTCTAAAGTATGTAGAAGAAACTACATCATCTTTACAAGAGATGGAAAACAAAGTTGCACTAGTTGTAGGTAAGAGTAACGAATTATATGATACACAAGTAAGACTTAGAAATATTGCAGATGAAACCAATGGTACTTATAGAGAAACCGTTGAAGTATTTACTGCAATGGGACGCGCAATGCGTAACACTAATGTTGATATTGATAAATTAGCACGGTCTTCTAAAACAATACAACAAGCAGTAGCAATCTCAGGCTCTTCTGCAGAAAGCTCTAAAGCAGCTTTAACTCAGTTGGGTCAAGCTTTCTCCTCTGGTGTTTTAAGAGGCGAAGAATTAAACTCTGTAATGGAGCAAACACCACGTATTGCAGGCATGATTGCAGACAGTATGGGTGTCACATTAGGTCAAATGAGACTTATTGCTGCTCAGGGAGAAATAACTTCTGAAGTAATCTTCAAAGCACTTGCAGATCAAGCAGAAACAATTAATAAAGAATTCAAAAATATTGTACCTACATTATCTACAGGTTTCTTAAAGTTAAAAGAAAATGCAGCTTATGTATTTGTTGAATTTGACAAAGGCTTGGCGCTGTCTGAAAAGCTTTCAAAGAGTGTTTATAATCTTTCACAAGAATTAGGAAAGTCTGTTGACAAGGCTTACTTACTTGGAAATGCTTTGCGATTTTCTTTGGTGGGTTTTAAGAATCCACTTGAGGATTTGCTAGAGCCTGTTAAGCAAATGTTAGAGATATCAATATATGCAATACAGCATTCTCTAGATACGATTGGTTTGACAAGGTTTATAACCACAGTAATAGAGCCTTTTGTAACTCAATTTACTGCTGCTATTGATATCGCAATCATGCGTTGGCAAATGTTTGGCAAAATGCTACGCTCTGTCAAAGGCGATGATATGTTTTATCTATTAAAACCTATGCAAGCTATTGGCGAAATAACAGCATTAACTCTTAGAAATACATTAGTAAAAGTTAGTGCAGAAATCTTGGCATATGAGCAATCTGTCACAGGTCGTTTTAGAGCATTCATAATAAAGGAAATGAGATCCTTTAATATAGGTGGCGAAATTGTCTGGTACAGAATGTCTAAACAATTAATACAGAATTTAAGAGATACTGTCTTTGGTACTGACTCTGTTGCTGGAATTATTAGCAGTTTTGTAGGTTCTTTATTTTTAACACTTTCTACGGATCTTGTATCTGGTTTAAGAGATCTTGGAGAAACTCTAGCAGGCTACAATATACTTGAAAAGCTTTTTGGTGTTAGTTTTGGTGGCTCAAAGCTTGCAAGAATTGCTGGAAACTTAATGGTAACAGTGGCAGGTCTAGTAGACTCTTTAATGAATTCTCTAGTAAATGCTTCTGAAACATTCACTGAAGAATTATACTATAGACTAGCAGAAGGACTTAATTTAGTATTGCCTAAGTTTGCGCAAATAGACATGCCTATTGCCTTTAAGGTACATGTTGTATTTTCAAACATAGAGCAAAGTCTTGATAAAGTTTTAGATAGCCTTGTATCTGCAACAGCAATGTTGTCAAAGATAGATTTATTTGGTGCACTTACTGACGCTGCGTCTTATGCTTCTGGTGTATTTGTTGAGGTTTTAAATGTACTTTTACATTGGATAACAACATTCTCCGAATTAGCTTTAAGAGGAGATTTAACAAATTGGTTTGAAGCCTTGGTAGACAAGGTACAATATTATTCAGATACTCTGATAAAAGCATTAGCTCCAATTCAAGCTTTTGGTGATGCTGTTATTCAAGTGTTCTTTGAGATATATGACGCTGTTATTGCACATTCTTGGTGGACAGATACTATTGATGAAATCATATACACATCTGCAACCTTATGGGGCAATACTTCAGTAGGCCTCAAGACTTTTGGAGACAATGTAATTGACTTGTTTGAAGTCATTTATACAAAGATTGGCGGTGTTTTAAATAGGATAGCTAGCCTTGATTTGTCGAAAACAATGTTCAAACTCAATAGCAAACTATATGCCTATTCACCTAACTTAGCTGGATACGCTAAAGCTATTGAGGACTCTATACAAAAGTCTGTTGTATTCTTAAGAGATGTATTTTCAAATGATTTACTATTCAAAGGTTTGAGATATTCATTCACTGATACAATGTCTGGTGTTCTATCTTTTGTAAATCAAAGATTTAGAGCTTGGTTTAACACATGGCCATTGGCATTAAGACAAGCCTTTTCAGCCACAGTAATGGCAACGATTTTCAGCTCGTTACCTAAAGTTATTGCAGACGGTGTAATTGGCGGTTGGTTGCTAGCCTCCTCAATTATTGCAGGGACATCACTAGCTATTACGATTACTGCAAATACCTTTGATAAGAGCTTAGGCGTAGAGTTAGGCAAAGCAGCAGGTGATATTGCATCTGGTGTTGTTAATGGTTCGCTTGTAGATATACCGAGATTGATTGGAGAAGGCTTTGCATTCTTTGGCAACTTTATGGAAAACTTCTTGACAGGTCTTCCTTACCTTGGTGTAATATTCTCTGGTATCTTTAAGATTGCGTCTTTGTTTGGTTCTGCACCAGCAGTAGGTTTGTTGGGTGCTTGGCTATTTGGCGGATCTCTTGTAAGACTAATGGTTGAATTAGGTGTCTACCGCAAAGGTTTGAGTGATGTATTACAGCGTCAGCGTAGTGTACAGTCATTCTTTATGGGTACTTACACAGGCAATAAGACTGCAGGTGGACAACCTACTCCTTTAGGCAAAATGTCTAAAGCATTCTTTAATGATACAAACAGAACTCAAAGCCTTGCTATTACAGGGTTGATGATGGACTTCTCAGGCATGTTTAATTCATTGTACAAAGATAATGTAATTGGGCACGCAATCGCAAGAGGCGGTTTGATTTGGTTAGCACTAACAGGTGAATCAGGTCTTAAAGATTTGAAAACAGGTGTACTTGATCCAATGTTGTCGCATCTACACAATGCAATGGATCGTAGTCCTGTGTGGGGCAAAGTAAGAGACAAGTGGAGAAAAGAAGTCACAATGTCTGGTACTGGCGGTTTTAGCGGGTTTACCCAATGGATGGCTAGAGAGCTGAACAATATTTCTTTAAAGACAAGTGATCACTTATCTAAAGCTTTCAGCAAAAGTAATAAAATAAATGGCGGTACTTTTCTTCAGCATTTGCTATTAGGAAGAGATGCCAATACTTCTGGATTCTTTGATCGGTTTATCCTTGGTATTGAATCTGGTATGAAGCGTTTGCAAGATAAAATTGCAAACATGAAAGGCGGTTCTTTACTGAACAAAATCATACCTACACCAAAGCAAATATTTACAGCATTGTTTTTAGTTGGCTCTTTATTGTCAGCTATGTCTGCGCAAGGTGCAACTATAGATTCTGATAATTATTCTCCATTTAAGAATTACTCTGCTAAAGATAAAGATTCTGAGAAAATCCCAACCCCAATGTTTCCAGACGCAAATCCGTTACAAGCAACATTAGACTTTTGGGAGTCTATGACAGCAACTACGACACAAATACTGCTAGCTGTTACTGCAGCAACAGGTGTGTCAATGATTGTATTTAAGGAATACAAACGATTTGCAGCAGCTACTTACGCAAATATTGACCGTGGCGCACTTGTTATGAGTGGTCTGTCTTATACATTAAAGACAATATTTAGCATGGCTGTTGAAGGCTTGGTAGGCGTTATTAGACTTTTGTATTTAGAAACGATTCAATTCAGAAGACCAGAATTAGCAGGGCTTGAATTACTTACGGTTAGAATTAGAAGTGCAATGGCAGTTGTCTTGCGATTCTTAGCTGCTGTTTATGCTCCTCAGCTATTTGGTTTTGGTGCAATTGGAACAGGGTTAAGTGCATTAGGCGCGTATGCAGCTTATATGAGTGGACCTGGGATAGCCTTAAGAACTGCTGTTAACGCTAGACTAGAAGCAGCTATTATTGCAAAAGATGCAATGTTTATGAAGCTAGACGCTAAGTTTGCTAAATTAGCTTATACTAACGCAACACTCGCACCTGCATTGCCTCTCTTAAGAACTGTAGATATGCTACTACAAGGTGCAGCAGCAGTTGGTAGTAGAGCTGCTACAAAGGCATTTAGGTTACCTGAAGGCGTATTGGCAGAGTCTATAGCATCTGCGCGTAAATCTCGTATTGCTCAATATATGAATGCGCCTAGTTATGCGGTTGCTGCTGCAAATATGGCAACAGGCGGTGAAAGAGCGCGGGCAAACTTTATCAACGCTACTGATAAGAAAGGCTTGAGAAATGCTTTTGGTGTACAAGAAACCATTGCAGTATTAGATGTGCTTTCTAGCGGCATGCGTAGGTTTGCAAATACTCTAAAAGTTATTAGCGGTACAGTAGACTTTGCAATGAAAGGCATTAGCGCTGCAGCTACGTATCGTGCAACTAGTTTGTTAATGGCTTTATATGTAATTGGCAACCTTGTAAATGCAATAGCAAATCCAAAGAAACGTGGAGAACAAGAAGGCTTCATGGGGACGGGGCATTCAATGGGCTTTGATTACTTAGGTAATATGCCTGTACCTGGTGGCGGTGAAATTCCTTTGAGTCATCTGTTAATTCCTGCTGCTATTGGCACCTTTATGATGAAGAGTGCTAAGAAGGTAGGCTTAAGCAGAGCACACGATGTTCAAATGGACAAGATTACAAAGCGTTGGGAAAGACAAAATGCTACTGCAATTGCAGCTGATGAAGCAGCAACGCGTTCTTATAATCTTCAAAAATATATGTTTGAGCGGTCAGCTCCTGGTACAATGGTTCCGCCTATAATGCCAACGATGACAGCACCTCCTCGTCCACAAAGATTAAACGAAACTCAATTAGCAGCAAGAGATGCTCGTAAAAATGCTAAACTAGAGTGGGAAAGAAATCAAGCTAATGAAAATTGGATGGCACGCCAAAATGCAAAAGAGTTTGCAAGACGTGGTATAGGTAGCGCTGCTGAATTCATGGCAATGGATGCAGTACAAAGAAGTCTATCTGGTGTTAGACTCACGCAAAAAGAATTCCTTGATCAAAGACATGCCGAAAGAATGGCGGCAGGTAAGGGTTCTGTTATTCGTCATAATATGCCTGCTGTTGCAGGTGCGGGTATTGCTGGTGCGGGATTATTAGCCGCTGGTGGCTATCTAGGCGCAAAAGCTGGTTCTATGATGTCAGATGGTTCTCAAGATGGTATTTCAATGGGGCTGGGCATCGGAGCAGTAGTTGCTGGTATTTACGGCAGAGATATTGTAACTGGTGTATTTAACGCATTAAGCAATACTAAAAATCTTAAGCTATTTAAATGGACATGGATTCCTGTTGCATTGGCAGCTGCTTGGGACTCTATTTCAACAGCACATAAAACGCTATGGGATAGAATGTCAGAGTTGTGGGAAGGCTTTAAGAAATCAATAGGTCTTAAAAGCGAACCAAAAGATGCTAAGACAGGTCTCACTGAATCAAGCATGATAGAGGCTGCTAAATTAGGACTAGCTCCTTCTTTTGATATTTCTAAGATTGACATGAGTAAACTTAGCTACTCTGAAGAAACTGTATTCAAAGATACTCAAAAGCGTACTGAAGAAGCTTTAGCTGCTTCAATGGCTGAGAGATTGAAAATGGGTATGGTAGCAGATGAGACTGCAAATGCAGCTTCAGAAGCTTTAAAAGCTTTATCTCGTGTGTCAAAAGAGTTTGCAGCTAAGACTAAGATTGACGTAGAAGCTATGGCCAATCAAATGACTATGCTTGATACGCGCAATACAGTAGATCCTTCTCGTGGTACTCAAGCTTTAGAGTTTATTGGAGATAACTGGAAAGAAGCATTAGCTGCATCTATAATGGTTCTTGTAGGCAATAAGCTAAGATTGCTAAAAGCTGTTGGTGAAGCGGCTCCTGTTGTTGCGGGAGAAGGCGGGGCAGCTGCACTTGGTCAATGGATGTCTGGGCAGGGTGGTAATCTTGTAAGAACTGCAGTAGCTTTTACTGGCGTTAAAATGCTAGAAGAAGATGTTAGTACAGCAGTTGCTTCTGGTGCTATTGAAGGTGCTGCCTTAGGATTCTCAGTACCTACCTTGTATAAACCTATAACAGCTGGTGTTGGTGCTGCGATTGGTGCTGCAATAGGCTATGTTACATCTAAGTTTTCAAACAGAAATCTAACAGATTACTTATCTAGAAATTATGTACAGTTCCCGTCTAAACAAGGCTTTATGCCTGAAATACAGACAACTTATGATCCTCGTAAAAGGGCAGAAATAAAACCAATTGGCCCTGATTTGTCTGAAATGGATAGAGCAAGACTTGAAGCTGAAAATCTTCGAGTTTCATTTGTAAACTCTGTAAAGAGTTCTAATGAAGCATATACATCAATGGATAAAAGTTCTCCATTGGCATTAGAGTACGCAGATAGGCTTTCTAATTTAGACACTGTATACGCAAATTTCAAGAAGTTTAGATATGAGGTTACTCCTGAAGGTGCAACGTTTGATAATAAAACATTAGCAGCTAATTATTATGCTAGTATAGATCGAAACATTGATGCTTTGACAGAGTGGACAGACGCTGCTAAAAAGCAAACTGAAGTGCTTAAACAAGTATCTGCTAGAGAAGCTATTGCTAAGAATGAACCTGGATTCTGGAAACCGCTTGGTGTAACTTTAGACAATCTTAAAGACTTCCAATTGACAGGACGTTCTTTTGATGTTGGTAAAGATCTTAAAGCTCGTGGTGAAACGCTTGTAAAGCAAACACAATTTCCTACAAATGAGCTTAGCAATGCTAATTTGTTTGAAAAGAAAAGACTTGCTGATAAAAGAACTTATTTGCAAACATTAGAAGCTGATAAGTACTTATCAAGCCAAATGGCTGTTACAAAATTAGGCAACGATATCAATCTAGGTTTGACAGAAGAGCTTAAGTACTTGTCTGAAGATCTTACAGACACCCTAAGAGAACGTATTCGTAAGATTCAGTTTGTAGAAGACCAGTCGCTTAATAAATTACAAAAGCCTTCTTTAGAAAATATTGACTTATTGCCATTGGCGGAAAGAAGTGCAGCTAAGGCGCGTAATGAGATATTACAAGAGAGATACGCAGCTGAATTGGTTCGTAGAAAACAAGAGCAAAAGAATCTTCCTGGTTTTAGGTTTGAGACTAAGCAAAATGCTTTTGAAAACATGCTTAAAACACCAGAAGCTCTTAGTGCTAAGTTGACAAACCTATATGCAGCAGATGCTTCAAAAGTCTTAGGCAGTTACAGAGAGATTGGTGTAGAGCAAACTAATAACTTATTACTTAATAAAGAGCAATTAAATATATTAAGAGAGTATGCAGTTGCTGACCACCAGTTAGACTTAGTTGTTGATATTGATAAATTGCTAAATAGCGTAGATAGAGCATTAACACCGATTGCAATGTCTGTAAGTGCGACTCTTGAAGCTGCTTTTAGCGGATTAAGTGTTGATTTGCTACCTCAAGACACTTTCTTAGAGTTGAAGAGTATTGGTAATCAAATAGCACGTATTAAGAAAGATTTGGATGATCCTGAGTCACAGTTCTTACCACAAGAAGATTTAATTGCTAAACAAAAAGCTTTGAAAGATCTTAAGTTAAGGGCAGATGATCTTGCAGCTGTTTTGAAGAATACAACTGGCGAAAGTATGATGTCAGCTGTATCTGATTTAGGTTTAACTGCCGCACAAAGATCTAGAATAACATTAGATCAAATGAGTGCTGCGTTAGCTTTAAGCCGAGGTAAAGCCTCTGTAACTTCTCAGCTATCTATGGCTACAACTCCGCAAGAACAGCAACGCTTGATACGTAAGGCAGCTGGCTACGAAAGTACTACTGAATTGTTGAAATTTACAGCAACTCTCGATAAGTCAGGGTTTAGTACTGTAGCAGAAGCTCTTGGTATTGATCTTAATAAATTAAGTACAAGAGGTAAAAGTCTCTTAAAAGAATTCTCTGGTCTTGCAAAATACATTAATATTTTGAAGTCAGATTCTATTGAACTTAATGATCAAGCAGCTGTTGATAAGTACCTAAATAGTTTACAGGCGTTAGCACGTTTAACAGAACGTGTACAAATGACTGCTAAGCAAAATACATTAGATATTTTAAATGAGTTAAGTGGTAATTCAAATGGATTGAATCTTTCTGAACAGCTATCTGTAGGTGTTGCAAATGGTCTTGCTAATACTGCTAAACTTTTGAAACAACAACTCTCAGAAGCTATTACTAATAGCGGTGATGTACTAGATAGCGTTGCAATTCGTATTGGCAAAAATATCCAAGCATTATCTAGCTATCAACCATTGCTATCATTCTTTGCAATGCTTGCTGATAAGGCTGAAGCAGCTATTCACGGTGGTATTGGTAAAGCATTAGAACAAGTTAATAAAGCATTTCCAGATCTTAAGATAGATGCTACTGAACTTGGAAAGATGGATCCAGGCGCAAGAAAATCACTTACTGATAGAGCTTACAACTTAAATATTCTAACTGAGTTACAAAGTGGCCCTTTGAATGAAGATCAAGCAAATGTCTTGAATAGACTAAAAGAGCTTGGCCCTGAAAAGACCATTGAAGAATTTGCTAAAGTAGGAAAATCCCTATTAGAGTCTGTTGGATTTACTGATGTACAGCTTAACACAGTAGCATTAGATGGCGTGCAAGATGCGTTGAAGTTTAACACAGCTGCATTAAATGCCAATACAGTTGCCAATGGCGGCAAGCCTACTGAAGTACCACCAAACAAGTCTGTTGATGTTACAACAAAACCTACAAAAGATTTTGGCAATACTAGTGACAGATACGATGAATTGTTTAGAAAGTACGCTGAAATAAATAAAGTACCTTTTGAACTTGTTAAAGCAATTGCTGCAAGCGAAACTAATAATTTTAGTACAAAAGCTGTAAGCAGTCAGGGTGCAGTAGGTATCATGCAACTTATGCCTACAACGGCGGAATACTATGGTGTTTCTGATCGTACTGATCCAGAGGAATCTATTTCTGGAGGTACTAGATATCTTAAGCGTTTAATGAAGTTGTTCCCAACTTTCCCAGAAGTAGCGGCAGCTTACAATGCTGGAGAAGGTAGTGTACAGAAGGCTAATGCAAAAGCTAAAGCTAGTGGTGGTACTTTCTTAGACTACTTGCCTAAGCCTAAGGAAACTGTTCCATATGTTTCTAAGGTAATGACTGCGTATGATACGTTTGCAGGTAATGTTGCTCCGCCAAAACAAGCCTCTGGACCTTTTGAGAATTATGATATATTAAAACCAGTATTAGACAAAGCAGTACGCAGAAGTCCTATTGGTTCTTTTAACAAAAACCTTCAAAATTTCATACCATTCGGAGGCTACGAAAATCTAATAGAACCACCACCATCTGGTTCTTCTTATGAAGATGTAACAAGAATACAGGGTAAAATTACTCTGGGCAAGCCTTTCAAACCAAACACATTAGATGGCGGAACTAGTCCTGATATTATTGTAGGTGGTATAAACCTTACTGTTCAAGACGAAGCCATTAAAATGGTTGATCGCTTAGATTCTTTTAATAGAATGTTTGGTAACTTTGCTTCTGATGGGATTGGCAATACTTTAGATAAAGTCCGTGAAAACATTTCAAATAGCTTATCGTATAATGAGCCTTATGATTATCAATATAAAGCTGAAAAGATTGCAGATCAAGTAAGTGTTAATACTAATTTACCTGAACTAAAGCTGGCAGATTTGCCTAACAAAGATGTTAAAATGTTAGGACAACAAGTAGATATACGCCCTGCTGCTAATGAGTTAGAAATCCTAAAGAATGCTCTTCCCAAA